AATTGAGGTTGACGTTGACAGGAAGGTAATAGACGGAAACAGGCGATTAAACGCATATAAAAGTCTCAATATACCGATGGTGGAGTGTTGGATAACACATCATTAAGCGCAATAAGATTTTTTCGGGATAAATATATTGAGGGTACCGGCCGTATTCTCGCTGTCGGCAGTAAAGATATAAACGGCTCATGTCGCGGGGAGTTTCCAGGCTGGGAGTATATAGGTTGCGATTTGGACCCGGGCAAAAATGTAGATGTTGTTATCGCTGACCCATATAACTGGTCTGAATTTCCGGGGCATTATTTCGATGTTGTGATATCCTGCTCTGCTTTTGAGCACATGGAATATCCCTGGCTCGCCATAAAAGAGATAGAGAGAGTGGCCAGGAACCTTGTGGCGATAGTTGTTCCACAGGATTGCCCCGAACATAAGTGCCCCCTGGATTGTTACCGGTATTATCCGGACGGGTTAAGGGCATTGGCTAAATGGGCCGGACTAAAGGTGTTGGAAGTTTATAGGACAAAAGGAGAGAAATGGACAACCTGTCTAATGGTGGCGAAAAAAAGCCCTTATACAAGGGGTATGAGAACCCCGAACAGAGAATAATAGCCTTGTGGCTTGATTACAGACTAAGAATTGAATTGCTGGAAAATATCCATATTCATTTCGGGGATGACGAGGAACATAGGATTGAGTTGACAA